ATTTGGAATTTCATTTTAGTATCCTGGTTATAAGCAGATAGAATTATCTACTTAGAATATTGACTTTACACAGTACCTAGAACCAAGTAGACTACGTCCTTGTAGTCTTGGTACTTAGTCTTTTAAACGTTTAGCTCGCTTTAGTTCTAGCTTTACTAGTTGGCACGCTTTACAAGTGCGAGCTATGCCATCAGTAGACTGTGTACTTTTAGCGAACTCTGTAACAGGCTTATCTGTTTTACAATAAACGCAATATCTCATTTTAGTATCCTGGTTATAAGTAAACGGAATGTCTACTTGGTTCTAGGCACTGTGTAACAAGCTGTAGTCAAAATGGTGCGCCGTCCTTGGCGCAAGGTTTATACTTTCTTGGTACGGCGTTTCTTAGCAGCAGGTACCACGTCAGCAGGCACTTCACTAGGCACTTCGTCACGAGGGTCTGTGAAGTTATCATCGTAGATGTCAACTACAGGCGCCACGTCAGCAGGCACTTTGTCAGCAGGCAAAGGCGCCGCCATGTCCTGAGCCAGTTCGTTGGCAAGCAGGTAGACACGAGCATACCAGTCAGCAGACTTGGCAGACATACCAAGGGCCACGGCCTGAGTGTGTAGCGATTCTTTCGTAGCCGCTTTCTTGTCCTTGGCACTTAGCGCTTTGAACCAGGTTTTAAACTGTTCCGACATAGGCACTTTCTTGTCAGGTACTAAGCCCTTCGCTTCTATGTACGCTGTCAAAGCTGTTCTAGCCTCTGGTGCCGTGCGATAGTCATCATTAAGTACCAGGTATTGGACAATAGCTTCCAATGGTTTGCCAGCTTTTAATAACGCCTGTACTTTTGTTTCGTTTTGTATTGCAGTCATCGTAGTATCCTCTTAGAATTAAGATTTGCATGTGCAAATCTAATGGTTGAATAACCATTTTGACTACAGCTTGTTTGGATAAAGCTAGGCCGTCCTAAACTTCTAGGCCCTAAGTAGCGGCGGCTATGTTAACTATAAAAATAAATTCATAATTTTTAAGCCGTCAAAACTGCGGCGGCGGTAGCTTTATCCTGCCCTAATTTTTAAAGAACTTGACCCGCCAAAACGGTCCTAAACTGCCATCGCACTACGCGCCTTATATCCAGCCTACTACTACGACCTTATCGCATTTCAGCCATCAACTACAAAGCACTACGCACAACGCGCCTAGTCTTTTTCCTCATCCTACCTCGAGCCGTGCCACTTGCACCTTTTAACCCTCGAGCCGTGCCACTTGCACCTTTTAACCCGTTCCTTTACTTCAGGCCCTATTCTACGCTCTTTATTTCAAATCGCAACATTTATTTCACGCTCCAAGCATTTATTTTTCAGGTCCATAATACGCGGTCCCTCGCCTTCGGCTTCGGGTTACTTAATGTACTCGCCTTCGGCTTCGTACCTTGATTCTTTGGATATAAGAACCTCTCGCCTTCGGCTTCATGGTTCTTGATGAGTTCGACTTCGTCTTCACCCTATTTGATTTCTTAGGATACGAGGAGCAGAGTACCAGTGACCTATCTCTTACTTCTTAGCACTGTGTACTGCGGCCTAGAGCAGGAGCAAGAGCAGGAGCGGGGGTGTTAGAGGTTGAGAAAGTGTTTGTAGTAGTGCGTAGGCCTTTGAAGAAGATTTTTGAAAAAAATTAGGAAGGAGCTTAGCGGCTAGTTTGCGCAGTGCAAAGTACAGAGCCACTCCTTATAATATAGCCAAGCACAAGGGCCAAACAATCAATCTGGGCGACGTGGCATAGCCTTAATCAAGCAAAAAAGTTGAATGAGTAGTGCTAGCCTACTTTGAATCAAAGACTCAAATATGGACGATTTTGGCGACCTCACAAAAAGGCTTATAAATCAAGCGCTTAGCCCATGCTAAGCTGCTTATTAAGTAAACTTTACTTTTATAGCACAACGCGCTATGATATATCTAACTGAGAGACGCTTTGCAAGGCGCAGTCCGTTGTTGTCCCAACGGCCTCTCAGTAATTACTTGGGACACTATTTTAGGACAATAAAAATGAAAACATGTAGTAAATGCAAGGTGACAAAGTCCCTTGAAGAGTTTGGTAAAGCTGCGAGTAGACTGGACGGGTTAAGAGGCGACTGCAAAGTTTGTGCAAGAGCTGCTAATCAGGCCACCAGAGCCAAGCCAGGCGGCCACGAAAAAAGTAATGCCGCCAGCAGAGCAAACAACGCTAAACAGAGAGCAACACTTGAAGGCTTAGAAAAAAGCAGAGCCTCAAATCGCGTCAGCTGTGCTAAAGTCTACGCTACACCAGAAGGTAAAGCAAAATGGCTACAGAGAAGTGCAAAGCGTCGCGCAGCTTATGTCTACGGTAACGAAGAGCTAGCCATTAAGGGAATTTATTGGTTAGCGCAAGAACGTGAATTAGACGACGGAATAGCAAGGCATGTAGACCACATCGTGCCTTTGAACGGTAAGGATGTTTGCGGGTTACATGTTCTGTGTAATCTTCAGATACTTACTGCAACAGAGAATATGAGTAAAGGGAATAGACATGGCTGAAGCCACGCCTCGATTATTAAAAATGTTAAGAGAGCATAGTGGTGACCAAACGTATCACCCGTTATCAGCGCTTTTATCTTTAGCCGACAACGAAGACGCTAAAGTTGGCGATAAAATTTCTATTCACAAAGAAATAGCGAAGTACGTAGAAGCTCAGCACAGACAGATAGAGTTTACTGGAAGTAAAGATGCTCCGCCTGTAACAATGCGAATTATAATGGACGACGCTAGTGAGTAGCGAAAGAGTCTACAAAGCTACGAAGACAGGGACTAAGTTCCATAAGTCTACGAAGTTTATGAGGGTTCTTGTTGGACCAGTAGGTTCAGGAAAGTCGGTTGCGTGTGTTATGGAGATATTAATAAAAGCCATGGCGCAGGAACCGTTTAATGGTGTTAGAAAGTCTCGTTGGGCCATAGTCCGTAACTCTTATCGAGAACTGCTTGACACAAGTCAAAAGACTTTTCACCAGTGGTGCCCGAAAGACTGGGGTGAAGAGTCCATAGTAAACGCAATGTTTACTATAAAGCAGCAGCTGGAAGATGGCACAGCTATGGAGTGCGAGGTTCTTTTTAGAGCTTTAGATAAACCTGCCGACGTGAAAAAGTTGTTATCTTTAGAATTAACAGGTATATGGTTCAACGAGGCAAGAGAGTTGCCGTTATCTGTGGTGAATATGGGCGCAACGCGCGTAGGTCGTTATCCGAGTAAGATAGATGGAGGGCCCAGTTGGTTTGGGATTATTTTAGATACAAATCCACCTGACAATGACCATTATATCTGCACGGTTTTCGATGAGAAAACGCCTGAGAACTGCGATTTGTTCCATCAGCCTAGCGGCTTGGCAGATAACGCTGAGAACATAGAAAACTTACCAGCTAACTACTATGGCAACATAGCAGTCGGTAAACAAAAGAATTGGGTGGATGTATACGTGCATGGCAAATACGGTTTTGTTTCTGATGATAATCCAGTGTTTCCCCAGTACAACGACGATATACATTACGTTGATGAGGAATTTCAGCCGCTACAGAGCAAGCCTATTTATATAGGCATCGACTTTGGACTAACGCCAGCAATGGTGTTCGGCCAGTTGAACGCGGCGGGCGGTATGGACATCTTCGACGAGCTGCAAACTTTTAACATGGCAGCGAAGGAATTTGGGCGGGTTGCACATTTGCACATGCAAACTGTGTACCGAGGGTTTAAGTTTGAAGCGTATGGCGACCCAGCTGGTAACCAGCGGGCTCAGACAGATGAAGTTACGCCGTTTATGATTTTAGCTGAGCAGGGCATTAACGCTTCGCCTACATATACTAACGACCCAGATATTCGTATCGAGGTTATTGCAAGTTACTTACGTCAGTTAGATTTTACGGGCAAGCCTGCATTCCGTATATGGAAGAATGCGCCGGGCTTTAGAAAAGCTATGGCAGGTGGCTATAAGTATAAAAGAGTGCAAGTTGGCGGTGAGGAGCGTTTTAAGAATGAGCCTGACAAGAATAAACATTCGCACATTGCAGATGCTGCACAGTACCTGTTCCTTGGTGCCGTGGGCGAGAGCTCTGTAACCGGTGGCTTTAGCAGCGCCCCGATTAACTATATCAACACAGGAATTGTTTGATGCTAACCGAAGAAGACATTTTAAGTATTGTTAGCAACGAGCTGCTTTATGCTACCAAGATTAGAGACTTAGAGTCTTCGCTTAATTATTACCTAGGCAACCCCAATGGTAATGAGCAAGAAGGCCGGTCCCAGGTAACAAGTACCGATGTAGCCGATGTTATTGAATGGATGATGCCTCAAATAATGGAGTCGTTCACGCAAACTAATGAGATTGTTATCTTCGACGCTATTAATGCGGCTGATGAGAAGCAAGCTGAGTTAGAAAGCGAGTTTGTATACAATGAGCTGATGAAAGAAAATGACGGGTTTATTATCTTATATCAGTTTGTAAAAGACGCACTTATGCAGCGCAACGGTATTTTAAAAGTTTTCTATGACGATACTGCAAATGTTATACAGAAGCGTTATACCGGGTTGACTGAGGATGACTTGGCTATAGCCTCCCAAATGCCAGGTATCGAAGTTTTAAAAATAACAGAGACCGACGCAGGCTTTGACGTACTGGTAAAAGAGACGACGGCCGCAGGTAGTATTAAAATTATACCGGTAAGCCCTGAAGATTTTCGGTACAACTCAGACCATAACTCTATCTGTTTAAAAGATGCAAGATTTACCGCGCACATAGTAAGAAAAACAGCCTCTGACCTCCTCAAGGAAGGGTATCCCTCTGAGATAGTCGCCGAGCTAGCCAAGTCTCTTGGCGTCAGCGACCGCGACTATCGTTTTTCTCAGCAGGGTGAGAATGTTAGAACTGACTACGATGTGCAAGACGACAGCCAAGCCTTGATTGACATAGTAGAATGCTACATGCAAATGGATATTGAAGGTACAGGCATATCAGAGTTGCAAAAAATTACAGCAGTTGTAGATAGCACAGACGGCACGTCAGTATCAACCTTGCTATCAGTAGAGCCTGTGGACACAAATCCCTGGATAAGCACAACGGCTATAATCATGAGCCATAAGTTCCAAGGATTATCTTTATGGGACCGAATCAAAGAAATACAAGACCAAATGACCGCGTTAATGCGGAATACTTTTGATAATATTTATTTACAAAATAACCAACGGTTGCTAGCTGTTGAGGGGCAGGTTAATTTAGATGATTTACTCATCAGTAGACCCGGCGGCATTATCCGTATTAAGAGAGAAGGCGCGGTAATGCCATTGGTAACTCAACCTGTAGGGCAAGACTCTTTAACAATGATGCAGTACCTATCGACTATACGTACTGGGCGCGCAGGCGTAACCCCAGAAGGCGCCGCTAATGAAACGCGTATTGGCGACCGCATTGGCTCACAAGGGGTGCAGAATATTCTTACCGCTAAAGAGAAGCTAGTTGGCCTTATTATAAGAGTTATCGCTGAGACAGGGGTTAAGCCTTTATGCCAACGTATACGGGACTTAGCTAATCAGCATATTGACACGACTAAAGCGTTTAAGTTTAAAGGCAACTGGGAAGATACAAACCCTAGTACTTGGCCTAAACGGTCACAGTCAACGGTACGTGTCGGTACAGGCTCTGGCGATAAGACCCAGAAGATAGCGGCTTTACAAAATATTTTACAAATACAGCAGCAAGCTTTAGCGATGCCAGGGCAAGCTATGGTTAACCCTGTAGTTATCTACCAAACTTTAGACGAGCTATGTAAAGCCTCAGGGCTGAATGGAGCCACTAGATTTTTTGTAGACCCTACAAGCCCTGAAGGCCAGCAGGCTACAGAGCAAGCAGCTCAAGCAAGCCAGGCTCAGCAGCAACAAGAACAGCAAGCTCAGATGGCACAGCTCAAAGCAGTAACGGACGTAGCACAAGCAGAGGTAAGTAAAGCACAAACAGCTCAGCAAAATGTGCAACTGAAAGCTCAAGTTGATATGGCTAAGAATGAGCTAGCTCAGCAAAAACAAAATTACGAGGCTCAACTTGAGTCTTTGCGCATGCAAATTGATTCTCAGAAAGCGGCTTTAGAACTTGAGCAAAAAACTGCAGACCTACAATATAAGTATGATGCTTTAGAGTCACAAACAGCTTTGAAAATTATGGAGCTTGAGAAGACGGCAGAAGAGTTTGAAGCAACTGAAGACACTATTGAGGCCGACGACAATGATGAGTGAACAAGAACATAAAATACACGAAGCTCGTATTTTAAAAGGCCGACAAGCGGCTATTGCTTATGAGGCGTTTTTAAAAGGCTTTATATTGGAACAGCACGCTGAGTTGTTTGAGGCCTTTATGAGTGCCTCAGTAGAAGCAGAGGCTCTGTTGGAAATAAAAAGAATGCAGATAGTTTTGACTATGTTAGAGTCAAATATAAAAACACATATCGCCGTGGGCGATGAATCACAACGAGCACTAACCGAAGGGCGTGACAAATGAGTGCCAAACTAAACGAAATAACTGCTTTACTTGAAACAGAAGCTGAAGGCGAAGAGCTGGAAGGCGAAGAAGGCGAAGAAGGTGAAGAAGGCGAAGAGCAGGAAGGCGAAGAGCAGGAAGGCGAAGAAGGCGAAGAAGGCGAAGAAGGCGAAGAGCAGGAAGGCGAAGGCGAAGGCGAAGAACCTACCTGGGCCTCTACCTTAGGTCTCTCTGACGATAAAATTGTCTTGGACGATAAAGGTAACTTAGCCGGCATAAATGTCAAAGTTGAAGGTGTGGTTTCTACGGTGCCTGTATCAGAACTAGTGGCAGGGTACCAGACTAACAAATATAATACACAAAAGTCCCAAGCTCTTTCTGAAGAGCGAAAAGCTTTTGAAGCCCAAGCTACTCAAGTTGCTGTAAATTATAAAGAAAAATTAGAGACAGCAGAACGAGTTATCCAAGTAGTTAACCAGCAATTGATGCAAGATTTTGAAGGCATAGACTGGCAGCAGCTTCGGGCTACGAATCCTGGGCAGTATGCAGCTGTATACAAAGATTTTGAAGTAAGACAAGCTCAGATACAAGAGCTGTACCAAGCTATCGGGCAAGAGCGCGGTACTTTAACGCAAGCACAACAACAAGAGTTCGAAACTCAGCAAGCGAACTATCTTAGAATACAAGCTGATAAGATTATTGAAAACAATCCAGAATGGGCCGATAAAGATAAACTCCAGTCTGCATTTTCCGACTTAAAGTCATTCGCGCTAGAGGCCTACGGGTTTAGTGAACAAGACTTTGGTGGAATCTCGGATGCCAGAGCTATTGAGGTTTTAAAGGATGCTATGAAATATCGTAAAGGTAAAGAGTCTCTAAGTAAAAAAGACTTAAAAACTTTACCGAAGTTTCAAACACAAACAAGAGGCGCTGCAACCGCATCGTCAAAACTGCAATCTTTGGTAGCACAGAGCAGAAAAGCTACAGGCTTTAAACAAAAAGCCTTGCAAACTAGCGCTGTAGCCGAATTACTTGAAGGACTAGTCTAATGGCTTTAACAACTGCAACAACCATAAAAAATGTAGCGCGCGGCGGCTTAGTCACTGAAGACGTTATGAACAAAATCTGGGACATCAGTAAAGTTCCGCTTCCTCTTACAGATATGATTGGCACCGGCGAAGCCGCGAAAGCCGCTTATAAAGAGTGGACGACTGATAAGCTAAATGCTCCTAACATTAATAACGCGGTTATCGACGGCTCTGATGCAACGGGTAACGATGCCACTTTCGGCGCGCGCGTAGGTAACCACTGTCAAATTAGTACAAAAAACCTACATATTTCTACTCGCGCTGACAGCGTTAAAAAAATAGGTAGAACCAATGAAATGGCTTACCAGCTTCAACGTCGTCAGCATGAGTTGCGTCGTGACGTAGAAGCTACTATCATGTCTAACCAGGCTTCTGTAGCGGATAACGGCGTTAACGTCGCTGGTAAAGTAGGTACTTTGCCTTCTTGGATTACAACTACTCATGTGAATGGTACAGCTGGCGGCTTTAACACAGGTACAGGCTTAACAGTAGCTCGCACAGTAGCAGCTAAAAGCGCTCTGACTGAAACAAAAGTTAAAAATGCAATTCAAAGTATTTATGAACAAGGTGGCGACGTTTCAGTTATTATGTCTGTACCATCAGTTATTAGCCGTTTTTCTGAATTTATGTTTAGCTCTACGCACCGGTCCGCTACAGTAGTCAATCAGATTACGGACGCAAGCGCTCCCGCAACAGCTTTGGCAGCTATTAACGTTTATGTAACTGACTTTGGTACAGTTAAGTTAATTCCGAATCGTTTACAACAAACACACTTAGACGCTAACGCAGCGGCTTGCGCGGACGTGTTCTTACTAGATACTGGTTATCTTGCACTTAGCTTCCTTAAAGGCTACAGTGTAGAAGATATGGCAAAAGCAGGTTTATCTGATAAAAAGCTGATGTCTGTGGATTGGACGTTGATGGTTCTTAATGAAGCAGCTCAAGGTATCATCGGTGACATTGATACAGCTGCAGCAATGACTGTATAGGCACTAACATGGTAGCTACAACTAAACCTGTAGCTACTGAGTCTTCCTCAGTAGCTACTAAAGAAGCTCCAACGCAAATGAAAAATGTTAGCGGAAAGACTTTAAATCTTGCATCAGGTATCTTAGAGCCAGGTGCTACGTGCGCCATAAACATGGCTGAGTACCAGGTACTTTCTCAATTTTTAGAACTGGTGTAGTATGAACAACAATGGGGTTTTTAGAAGCGAGTTTCACTATCAAGAACATGATGGCCAGCTTACGCACATTCTTTTCCAGCCTACTAAAGACCTCATTCTTGACCGTAACGCAGAGTTGCGCAAGACACCAGGTATTTTAAATGACTTAGGTACAGGGGCAGAAGGCGGCACATGGGGCCGTCTAGCTGCTACTATGCCGCTGATTATGTTTGAAGAAGCTATTAGAGAAGGCTTTGACCTTAATAGCCGAGACGCTGACCATGCAGCTAAAGAGATGGCTCGGTTCTTATTAACGCCAAAAGGCAAAGCATGCATGGTACAGGGGAAATAGTATGCCGAATGTTATATCAGGAAAAAACGCAGCGACCGGTGAGTACGAAGAAGTTTTGACAGTGGCCGGCAGAGCGCAGGTAGATACTGTAATTAGCGGCGTAGCTACAGTTAGCATTAACCAAACCGCCAACAAAACCACCAACGCAGTTTATCCGTTATCAACCAGCGTAGAAGCGTCAAGTGGCGCAATTGCTAGACCAGCTAATGCTACACCTTACATAGCTGGCGATGTAAAAGGTGCAACAGCGGCAGCTTTTGAGATAACAGGGCTAGGTGGTGCTAATCAAAGTGTAAGGCTTGTTAAAGGAGTTATTCTTATTAACGTAGGTTCTATCCCCTCCGGAATGACTAACTTTGCTTTAAAGCTCTATAGTGCCACACCTGTTAGTGCTTTAGCTGATAACGCACCTTGGGTATCGACTGGGGATGCTTTGATTTATCAAGGTGAGATTGTCTTGGGTAATGCAGCAGTGTTTGGTGGATATTTAAGAGCAGAAGCGCTTGAACTAATGACTGATGTGAAGTTATCAGCAACAGGGAGTCTATTTGCTTACTTAGTAACTAATGGCGGATTTACTCCCACAAGCGGAACTACCACAACTGTGTTGCTTACAGCAGTAGGCCTGTAGTCATGTTTCCTACAAAGTTTAGGTTACTTTTTGGAGTTAAAGGTTTAACTTTTTATGCCCCGCTTACGCATAATCTTTTACTTACTAAAGGGCAAGGGGTAGCTACTTTTACCCGTGCGACTACTGTAACTTGCTGGTGCTATCTTGAAGCAGCGATTGTTGGAGATAGTCAAGTCTTACAAGTTATTCCTAGCGGCATTCCAAGATTTGAAGGGGCTAGGTTTATAGCTTCTAACAACACTTGGAGTAACTTATTAGCAGATGGTTCTGTAATCCCCGAAGCTACTTTGAAAGGTGTGAAGATTGAGGTTGCTAGTACGAATTTAGCTTTGCAAAGTAGTAATTTTGCGAGTGCGACTTGGGTTAAAACTGGTACAATTACCGTAACCCCCAATGCAGGAATTGCACCCGACGGAACTAATAATATAAGCAATGTTACTCTATCTGGTGCAGACTCATATATGTATCTCAGTGGAGCGATAACATCATTAGGTGTGAACACAATCAGCGTTTGGCTATCTGGAACTGGCACGGTAGCATTAGGTGGATATGCAGATACTCTATATTATCCTCTAATAACTCTTACCTCAACTCTTACTCGCTACTCAGTAACAGTTAATTTCGCAGCGAACCCGAGTCAATTATGGGTTGGAGTTGTTAATGGAAGCGGAGCTACTACTACAGATTTCAATATTTGGGGTTATCAAATAGAAGCAAAGCCAATGGCTACTTCCTACATCCCAACTACCATAGCTACCGTTACTCGTAATGCTGATGTCTTAACTTTCCCTAATGCTGGCAATGTATCAGATACGGCTGGAACGGTATTAATGGAGGTTACACCTGCTTTTGATATCCCGAGCGGTACAGTAGCTGGTTATGGATATAATTTTTTGGTTGAGTTTGGCGGTGGTTCTGGCGCAATTGATGCTGCTTTGCATAACTTGAGAAGATCTGACGGAACAACTGTCCTATCATCACTTGTTTGGACTCCACTAAAAAACACAACTTATAAAATAGGCTCTCGCTATGGTTCGGCTGGTCAAAGAAACTGGCTAAATGGAACTGCTGGAACGAATGGAGCTTTTGACGGTTCTATCAATTCTGGTACAAATATGACTATTGGTGGATATGGTGGAGGAGCTGCATATAACTGGGGTGGAAATATCAAGAACTTGAAGATTTACAAAAAAGCTTTAAGTGATACAACAATTATTGCGCTTATAACCTAAGGAGTTATGTATGTTAAATCAGTATTGGTTTAGTGTTAATGTAGAGCCAATTGTCACACCTGAACAGCTGCAAGAACACCGTGAGCTGTTCTCAAACTGTTATTATCCAATCGGCAATATAGTCGATGGACGAATGCTTTGCCGTGTCCTAGCTAATGATTTTGAATCAATTAAAACTATCCTTGATGGTATTGGCAAAGAAGTTATCTTATGTGGCGGTCATGACTCAGAAGGCTATTGGATTGACGGATTAGAACATAATGACACTGAGTTTGAAAAGTTTATGCAACCAACGACTTCAACATTTGATGGTGTGGAATACGCAGTAACACCCGCTGATAACACCAGTGCGGGTAGAGTTGCGTTTAAAGACGGGTTGACAGCAGCAGGATTATGAACTATTTAGATATTACTGCGGCAGCTTTAGGCTACGCGAACCGTACAGATGCTGAAACAGCAACCAAGGTAGACACTTTTTTACGTCTTGTCGAAGCAAGAGTAAACCAAAGGTTGTCAGCTCGTGAGACTCACTTAAAAGTTAATATACCTGTCATTGACGACACAACAGAGTACTATGACTTGCCAAGCTCTTTTCAGCATATAAAAAGTATAGATGTTAGCACCTCAACTAAAAAGCAATCGTTGCAGTATATTGGCGTAGAGCAGTTGTATGACAAAATGGCCGCAAAGCAATTAGGCTGTTTTTATGCTGTAACAAACGACAAAATACAACTTTACTATGATTTCATAGGCGATGGTACTGAGACGGTAGAAATTGTCTATGTAAGCAAGCTTCAAGCCTTAACATCGGTAGACTCTGAAAATTGGCTGTCTCTGCGTAACCCAGATGTTTACTTAAATGGCCTGTTAGTAGAGATTAATGCTTTTATAAAAGACAAAGACGCAGCAATAATTTATGAACAACGGTTCCAGGATTCTCTTGCCGCCATAGCAGACGGCGATTGGGAAAATTACTGGAATGGTACTTCAATGCAAGTGAGACCAGGCTAATGGATAGACTGCAGCTTTTAAAGTTTTCAACAGCGCCAGCGCCTTCAACGCCAGCTCCTTATGTACAAACTGGCCCGAAGATACAGCTGCTTAAGTTTTCTAGCGGCCAAGAGCCAGTTGCTCCGCCGGTGGCGCCATGAACTTAGAGCCTGTAACAGCTGAAGAAGCTGACTTAACGCCTACTAGTGGGACAGTTACAATTGTTGACGGAGTAGGTAGCTTTACTGTTAGCGCTGTAGAGGACTACTTAACAGAAGGCGACGAAACTTTTCGAGCTCTACTACGAACCGGAAGTATAGCCGGCGAGATAGTCGCAGTTAGCGAAATCGTTACTATAACTGATACGAGCTTGGGCTAAACTTATACAGTGACACCAGAATTCCTAACGATGTTTGACGGAGGTACAATGTGGTATACTGTCACAACGCCAAACACCACGGAAAACACTAAGGTTTTATATAGATTCTACAAATGTAACCGTTGTTCCTGCGCTCAGCACTGTCGATATTGTCAGCGGCTATGGAACATTTAGTGCAAGCGCGACAATGATAGATGGCATGACGGGGGCTTTTGAAATAACCGCCGTTATTTATGACTTAATAACCGACTTAGACCTTGCTACATCAGCAACGGTAACTGTTTTAGGAGTGTAGCGTGGGCGTAGAAACCGCGAGCTTTTTAGCTCAATTAAATTTAAACTGGCCGCTTGGCGCCGACTCTCGTAGTCAAGGCGACGACCATCTTCGGCTTATAAAACAAGTCTTAAAAACGACGTTCCCCGGTGCTGGCGGCCTAGGGCTTGCTTCTGCGATTAACGTAACAGAGGACGAGTTTAACTTCTTGTCAGGAGTTACTAGCCCTATACAAAGTCAGTTAAGTAACGCAACGTTTCCTGCTGGAACTGTACTGCCTTTCTATCAAGCAGCTCCTCCGCCAGGTTGGACTTTGGTTGATGTAGACAACTTCATGCTACGCGCGGTTAACACTTCAGGCGGTACGTCTGGAGGTACTGACTCGCCTATTTTAAATGATACGATACCTAGTCATACGCATACGATATCTGAACTAGCTACCGACACGACAGGGGCCCATATTCATACAACCGACTTTGCGCCATATGGGTTTGAAATGTCGGCGAATATACAGGTAGGCGGTTTTGACGGCCTAAACTTAACTACTACATCTGACTTAATGGTCTTGTCGGCTGGAGCTCACTCCCATACAATAACAGGCGGCACTATCGCTGCTAACGTAGGCGCAGCGAATTGGGCCCCTAAATACTTAAACATGATACTATGCTCGAAGTCATAACAACCTGTCCACTCGGTTCAGAGTGTGAGAAAGTAGTAGGCCAAACAATTCATCGGTGTGCTTGGTTTACTGAAATAGAAGGCACTAACCCTCAAAATGGTGACACTATAAAGTCGTCTAAATGCGCGATGAGTTGGATGCCTATTTTACTAGTAGAAAATGCGAACACAAATAGAGGCCAAACAGCGGCTATTTGCTCTATGCGAGACGAAAGTTTAAAACGACAAGACGCTGCAATAGCAGCTTTCTCTATACAACCAGGACTAATAACATGATTTACTCTGAAGTTATCGCGGCCGCCTTGGCTTATACTAACCGCTCTGATGAAGACGTCGCTGTAAATATGGGCGTCTTTTTAGAGGTGGTAGAAAGTAATATTAACCTTTACCTAATCGACCACTGTCCTACCTTACGTGCAACTTTTATTGCTTTAGATGTTTCGACATTTACGCCATACTCTTCAGGCTCGTCGCTAGAAGAAGTAGCTGTACCTGAGGATTTCTTAGCGGTTAAATCTTTGTTGTTTAACGACAAAGTTTTACAATATTTACCGTTAGAAGCTTTGACTATGAAACCAGCAGGCTTGTATTATACGATTCTTAATGGTAAAATTATTACTAAGCTAGGCGTATCAGTCGGTACTATGGCTTTAAGTTATGCCGCCAAGATACCTAACCTTACGTCAGTTGCTACGGCCAACTGGATAAGCACTTTTTATCCAAGTGTCTATGTGGCAGGTGTCGTAGCAGAAGTATACGCGTTTGTCATGAACACTGCTGCAAGTGTGTTATGGACTACTAAGTTTGAGCAACTGCTTTCTCGAATTGTAGATACTGATTTTAGAAATGAAGCTGCAGGTACCCCAAAACAAACTAGAGAGACTTCTTAAAATGGATGTGTCAAAGCTATTACAACTACGGAACTTAGAACTTAACACAGACTTGCATCCGTGGGACTTGCCTAGCAGTAGCTTTGACGTAGGCATAAACTTTAGTATTAGAGACGGCAAAGTTATAGCGACTGGTTCGCATGAAAATATAGGGGTTACTACAGCTCCTTACGTTGGATTTACAAAGCTGTCTTATTTACAAAAAAACTCGCTGCACTACTATGTAGCTTCTGGGAGTGATAGAGCTTACTTATATGATGGAAACGTTTGGTCAGATATTTCCTCTGCTGATAGAGCTGCAGCTGGTGACTTATCTGTAGATACTTGGACAGACTGCAAGTCAGGTTTTAACTTAGTTGTTAACTGCCCGCAGCATTTCCTAGAGTATTGGACCGGCGATAACGGCACGTTAATGCAGCCGTTAAATTTTACACCAGGGAAAACATGGCGTCAAATGAATTATAAAACTAATGTTATAAGAAGTCATAAAGACTTCTTGTTTGCACTAGGCTTGATGGAAAATGGTCAAGAGTTTCCGTACGCGTATCGATGGTCTCATCCAGCGGATACTAATGGGTTGCCTTTTTCTTGGGATGAAGCTGACTTAGCTACTATAGCTGGCAAAGAGTCTATAGGAGGTGACTTCGGGCCGATTGTTGACGGGTTGTCTATGCGAGATTCTTTCTGCATATACACTGAGCGGTCAGTGCATATTTTAGACTATACAGGAGATGAGTTTGTCTTCCGGCGTAGATTGCTTTCTCAGTCACACGGGCTACTTGCTACTAACTGCGTAGTCGAAGCTGTAGGTAAACATTACTTTATAACAGAAAACGATATTGTTGTAAACGATGGAAATAGTTTGATGTCTATACTTACAACTAAACTTAAAGCTTTATTTGCAACGGTAAACCCTGCGGCTTATAAAACAAGTTTTGCGTGCGCAAACCCTATAACGACCGAACTATGGTTTTGTATGCCTGAGCTAGGCTACACTTACCCGTCATTTGCTATAGTCTATAACTGGGTTACAGGCACTTTTTCTATACGAGACTTAGTAGGCAAACTAGGCTCGGCTTTAGTTAAAGGCAAGCTTTCTAGTATCGTTTTTGGGGCAGATATGCCGGACCCACTACCTTGGGACGAAGATACTCCTGCGTGGGATACAGTAGCCAATAGCTGGAATGAAGTGTCGTACAGCCCGTTTGCAAATGCTTTTTATGGCATAGGCCCAGAGTTTAATTATATTCAAAAGTTAGAAGGTCCTCGCGTTGTAAATGAGCTTTTTAACGGAACACTTTATTGGTCACTTTTTACAAGCGCTTCTGGAGCTACTACAGAGCCTGCTGCGCCACAACATACTATTACAGCTTCTCAGGACGTAATAAATGAGATAGAGGAGGCCGCGGCTAACACGGTAACTTTTAATGTGACAGTGCCGGATACTTTGTACAAAGTTACTACTTTGCTAGAGCGCACGAACTTAGCTTTAGAAGGACATAGACAAGTTACTACTATAACTCGTATATACCCTCATATAACTTCGCCGGGGCCTGTTACATTTCAATTTGGGTCTCATGACTTTAACAATAGCGCCATAAGATGGCAACCGGCTATTATATTTAATCCAGCTACAGATAGAAAGATAGACGTGCGAACTACAGGTGAGCTACAAGCTTGGAGAGTCTCTGCAGAAGGCTATGACTTCCAACTAAGCGGTTTTGACATAGAGTACACTTTAAACGGACTAAGATGATATGATTAATCAAGAAAAAATTCTATACCCTATTATAACGTTAATGTGGGTCTTTGGGCTAGCAATGGCTGGAGGTACGGCCGCCTACTTAAGAAAGATAAGACTAGTAAAAGGTAAAAGATTTTCTATTGCAGAATTAAGTGGAGAAATATTTATAAGCGGCTTTATAGGCTACTTAATACTTCTACTAGCTGACGTAGCCGGATGGGACGTGCGATTAATTGGAGCGGCTGCAGGTGTAGGAGGGCATATGGGAAGCCGAGCTATTTTTTATTTAGAAAATTACTTCTTAGAAAAAGCCGACCTTAAATTAGAAGGAGACTCAAATGTTAACGAGTGAAGTTTGTTTAAAAAAATACGGGGCCCCTGAGGGCGAGCGTAACATGACTTTGTGGGATGTACCTTCTGAGTTAGAACTAGGCACAATACCTAAGCGGCTATACTGTAACAAAGATATTGTTAAGCCTCTTGGTATAGCTTTCAAAAACATAATTGATAGAGGCTTAATAGCTCAGTTGAAAACTTTTGACGGATGCTTTAATATTCGTAAAAAGAGAGGTGGCTCCACAGCATCATTACATAGTTGGGGCGTAGCTGTTGACATTAACGCCGCTTGGAACCAATTTGGTAAGCCGCCGACTATGAGCGAAGAGCTAGTAGCTTGCTTCACAGACGCTGGCTTTGAGTGGAGTGGTAACTGGAGTAAACCTGACGGTATGCACTTCCAATTGGTGAAGATATGAGTGAACAAGCCCCTAATAGCACTGCGCCTGAACTAAAAGAGTACCTAGGTCGACAGTTTGATATGATAGCTCGAACTATCTCAATGATGCAAAAACCGTTTAGCTTGTCGGCAGTTCCAGATAAGCCTATAATAGGTAAGTCTTACTACTTTGTTGCTGCGCTTAGTGCTGAGATAACTGCAGAAGGCCTTTGGCTTTACAAATCAACTGGCTGGGTACAACTGGGATGACTTATAAACTCTCGCTAGTACCAGCTAATATGGTAGAGGCCATATACCATTTACTTGAAGATTGTTTAATACCTGTAGTAGAGTTGGGTAGTGGCGAGATTAGCCTAGAGTCTATAAAACAAGGGGCTGTGTCCGGTGAGACCTCGCTCCTTGTTGTTACTAAAGGCGAAGAGATTATAGCTGTTAACCTTTACGAAATAAGAACGTTCTTTACTGGTAAGAAGTGTCTTTATATTCCAATCATTGGTGGTAAAGAGATAGACCTGTGGGGCGAAGACTTCCACGAGTTTAGCGTGCAACTTGCAAAGAGCTTAGGGTGTACAGAGCTTAGAGGCTTAGCTGCTCGTCAAGGGTGGATAAGAAAGCTCAAAGCCCATGGCATTGAATGGAAAGAATGTTATACTACGGTGTCCTATGAACTTACTTGATATGCTAAAAGCTCACATTGGTGAGGTATACGATACTTTATCACAAGGAAAAGTCGGCGAAGATTTACGTAGCGACGCCGGTAAGATAAAGACAGGAGGTTTAGCTAGGCTTGAGCAGCTTACAGCCATGTCTCCACAAGAAGCCGCCATGTCCTTCGGGCCGATGGGCATAACAAAAGTTGCACCTAATATACGTAAAGCTTTAGAGCAAGGCTACCGTATGGACGAGCCGCTGTACCATGGCACAAACAGTTTAGACGACTTTGAAAGGTTTAAAGTAGCCGCCCAAAGAAACGACGGACGTCGTACAGGTGGGGCCGGTAGCGTATCTCTATCAAATAGTCCAGAGTTTGCAAGCCGCTATAGCACGGCTGGAGCTTTGCCAGAAGATGAAATAGCTAGGAAAATAAGCCAGTATTCTCCAAACACTCCGCCGGCAGGACCTAGGGTTTTACCAGTCGTTACCCGCGGTAACTTGTGGGACCATGAAAACTTTGGCCACGTAAAACTTGGGCTTGACTACTTAGAGTCTAAAGGGCTAGTAAAAAATTTACAGAACTATGCTTTTTATAAAGATGCTATGAAGGCAGGAGATTGGGGCGTTGTAGAGAAAGACTTAGGTCGAGATTTTTTTAAAGAAAATAACTTTACAGGTGCACGCGTAAAAGAAGGCGGTACTTCTAACGTTATTATGTTTGACCCTTCTGCCATACGAAGCCCATGGGCTAAGTTTAACAAGAAAGATAAAAATAGCTCTAACCTTTTGGCGAGCGGACTATTAGGAGCTCTAGGCCTAAGTAACTTACAACAAGAGGAAATAAAATGAGCGGCTCAGCAGGATATTCACAAGCAAAACAAGGTTCTAGTAACCAGTCACAAATGCAACAAAGTGTTAATGCACCGCAACAAGCGGCTTTAACGCAAATGTACGGAGCATTGCCCGGTATCTTTGGACAAAACCAGCAGTTAGCTACGCAAGGCCAACAGTTTGCACAACAACAGTCTCAGCAAATAGCTAACCAAGCTAACCCCGCCTGGAACTACCAGCTTAATGGCGGCGCTAACCAAGGGCTAGGTACTGGCAACAGACTAGCTAACTCGCTTGAGCAGTCTTTAAACAACCCTAGTGCCATGCAGTCTATGAACGCTATGGTCATGGGCGGAGCTGGTAATAACTACGCAGATGCTATGAAGGCTGGGTACATTGGAGATGCCAATCGCGCAAGAGATAGCATGATGAATACGCTAGACGCTAGAGCTACGGGCTCAGGCATGTCAGGCGGAGCAAGGCACGGTATAGCCCAAGCGCAAGGTAACTATGATATTAACAGCAACCTTCAACATAACTTAGCTCAAACCGGCTACAATACTTTTGACCAAGACTTAAATCGCAAGATGAATATCGCAGCTCAAGCTGACCAAGGCACTCTTGCTAGACAGCAAATGATGAGCGGCATGCTTAACCAACAAGATGCGACTACTAATGGCGCGCTGAACTATGGCGAAGGTATGCAGAACCTGGGACTAGGCGCCATGGCTCCGGCCGCGGCCGGCTGGGGCAATGCACAAGGTTGGGCTAATGCAATCGGTCAGCCTACGGTCCTAAGCTCTGGTAGCTCCATCGGTAGTTCCTTTGGCAAGAACATGGCTATGCAAACGGCGGCGTCCTTTGGAGGTAAAGGCGGCAACGGGAGTGCCTCATAATGAACTTACAAGAACTTTTAGGCCTCAATGCGCCTAGACAGCAAGCTCAGCAAGATAACAGCTCTCTAGGTATGCTGATGCAATTTATTCAGCAAGGCAACCAAAGGGAGCAAGCGCCTTTACCTGCGCCTAACTTGCCTGACCTTAGCAATAGCCCGGCTATGCAGTATGCGGCTCAGCGCCAGGACGAAGCTGAGAAGCTTAAAGCCCGACGTGAGCAACTACTTAGTGACGCTAGAGAATTATCTGGCAAAGGTGCCGCCATTTCTACAGACCCTCAAGTGCAGGCTTTAATAGACTCAGGTAACCCGCAGCAAGTAGCACTAGGCATGAAACTTGCAGAAGAGTTTAAAACCAAACAAATCGCTGGACAGTTTGATGAGAAAATATCTTATAAAGATTGGTTAAACGGCACACCTGAATCTCGAGCTAGTATGTCTGAGTTTATGAAGCTCAATCATCCTGGCACTAATATCAACGTCGGAGAGCGTGGAGCGGATAGCATAGTATGGATGTCTGATGACCAGAAACGCCAAGCGGGCTTAGATATTTCGCAGCCCTACGCTATTAACCAAAAAAGCGGAATGCCTGAAGCTGTAAAACCTAACGAGTACACAGACGCACAAAACATGGCCACAGGTTATCATGATCGTATGGTTGCGTCTGAAAAGCTATTAGATGCGGAGATGGAAGCTGGGTTCCAAACTGGTAAACCTAAAGAGGCTCTAGCTAATGCGCTGCCTTGGGGCCTTGGAGGATTGCTTCGAGACCCTCAAATGCAGCGTGTTAGACAAGCTCAGGAAGACTGGGTACGAGCTAAACTGCGCAAAGAATCAGGAGCTGCGATTCCTCCTGATGAAATGGAAAGAGAGGTACAAACCTACTTCCCAGGTCTTAATGAAAAAGACCCTTCTATCATAGCACAAAAGCGCCAAGCAAGACACCAAGCTGTTCAACAGCTGTTTGAAAGCACGGGAGGGAAAACTTTAAATAGAAACCTAGAGCGTAGACAGCAAAGTACTACTGGCCGAGGGCCTCGCCCTCAAGCCGCGCAACCGGCTGATATTTCTAATCTGATGCAGGACTTACAAGCTCAAGGCAAAGACGGCTTGTACCATGCGCCTGAGGGTGCAACAGACGAACAGCTTATAAAGCAACTAGTAGCTAAAGACCCAGGCAGTACTGGTATAGTTAATGGACAGACTATTCTGCCACAAGTTTCTACTGGGCCTAACGCTAATGATGCGGCGACACCTGGCACTAAAGCTTATATAGCAAAGCAGCGGGCTGATATAAAGCAACGGGCTCTCGATGCGAGCAGTAAGAACTCACCTGCTAACAAAGCGGCTCAAAAGCAAGCTGAGGAAGACGCAGCTATCCTTAAACTGTATGGATTATAATCATGGCTACTACAGAAGAATTAAAAGCAGCTTTACTGAAGGCGCATAAAGCTGGCGATACTCGCGGAGCAACTTTAATTGCAGAGCAGCTTCGTAACGAGGTCGCTAATGTTCCACCGGTACCTTCGGATGACTACCTAGGACAAGGAGCTACAGCCGCAGCGGAAACCATAAATGCAGGGCGCCAGGCTGTAGGTTGGCAGAACTATGCTCCTGGGCAAGATGTCAATAATCAAGCCCCTATAGACCAGCCTAATGGCGTTTCTGTTATACCATATGTAGACCAGGCTACTGAGGCTAGAGCGAAAGCTCAGCAGGCTATGAACCAAGAAGTAGCGGCTAGCTCTAAGTGGGATAGAGCTATGCTCGGCGCAGGCAAAGAGTCAGAGTTACTGCTGCACGGACTAAAAAACATAGGCGATTTTGGAATAAACACAGCTGCAAACGCTTGGGCCGATAAAGGCTTGTTCCCCGATACTTTATACGGCGTCGCTAATGACGCAATGACTAGAACGAATACGCGGAACCAAGAGGCTACTGAACAACGCCCTATGCGCGAAGCTCTTGATAAAAGCACAGGGCTGCCTGGCATAGCAGGCTCATTCCTGCCATATTACTTATCTGGATTTGCGGCAGGGCCTGTTACTAACAAAGTAGCGGGCACTGGGTTAAAAGCCGGTGGTGATGTTGCAGAAGCTCTAATAAAAGCAGGCCGAAGTTTACTAGGTAATTTAGTAGAACGTGGAGCTTCTCAAGGAAGACGAGGACCTATGTGGCTAAATCGAGAGATATTTGACCCGCTAAAAACTAAGGAGCTTAACGCTATAAATTCTATTGGAGATAGACAGCTAAGCTATATGCAAGCAGATAGACCAAAGCAAATCTTAGGCGGCGGTATATTAGGCGCTTTAGAAAACTCTTCCAACCCTGATAGAGACGCAGAGTCTGGAGCATTTAACGGGGCGTACGGAGCTTTAGCAGGAAGCTTAGTAAAGCCTTATCTAACTCAAATAAGCCATCCTGGTGACAGAGGTGTTAAGCCTGACATGCTAGAGGCTTTAAAACGAGCTGAGCGTCAAGGTTACAGTGTAACGCCAGGCCTAAGAACAGGCAAGCCCTCTTTGCAGGTATACGAGGCGAATGCCAGGCACAACCCCGCCACTATGGACATGATGCACAACTTTGACCTGAACAACCAGGATAAGTTAGACCGTATGTTTATGCGAGGCCTAGGTATGGACAACGTACAAGGCGGCTTAACACATGAAGCTTTTGCAAACCATAATGCGAAGCTAACAGACCGGTGGGATGCGTTACGCCAAGGTACAGAAGGCAGATTTGATGAAGCTACTATGGGCCAAGTTGATGAGTATCTAAAGAAACTTCATACCGACCGGTCGCCAGGTAGCCAGGAGATTTCTGACACTGCTACCAACGTACGAAACGCTATGTACGGCTACGGAGATGGAAGCTTGCAGCTACAACCTCAGTCTTACCCGCTAGCTACTGGCCAAGCTGTAACTAAGGACTTGAAAGCTGTCTATGATAAGCTTGCGCCGCAAGGCCAGCTACCTCTACACCAGTCTTTGATAGATACAGCTTTGAATAAATGGCAGACCAGTCGCCAACACGCAGTAGACTGGTCCAAACCAGGCAGAGCTACTAGGCAAGAGCGTATAAACAACGCCGCTGCGGCGAAAGCTGATAAAACAGACTACCAAAATTTAATAGCTCAGCAGAAAGCTATAGCTCAACAAAACGCGTTGCTGACTAATACGCCTGCCTCTGACACAGCTGCAGCTAGAACCATTAACGACATTAATAAGCTACTGAGATTTAATGGAATGCCAGAGAATGCTCGGTTTATTACGCCAGACCATGTGCAGATTCTTAACAAGCACCTTGCTAAGCTTGAGTCTTTGACAAAAGATAGCGTAGGAAAACCTAACTTATCTTTTGGTCAACTACCTACTATGTACGACGACGTGCTTGGCGCTTTGAAGCCTATCTCTGGTAATTTGGTAAAACGCGACGCAGCTACAGGTGAAGCTATTCTCGATGGTGCTAGACTTGCAAAGTTACGACGCGATTTACAAGAGCAGGTTTCGCAGCTTAGACAAGATAACCGCGGCACCGATGCAAATAAGTTATTGCCGCTACTAGACCATCTTGACAAAGCTACTAAGTACAAAGGTAATGCTTTAATCCCTAACGAAGAAGCGGCTAGAGCTTTGCGCCAAGACTCTGCTATGTTAAACCTTGCTAGAGAGAATCGTATGGTTAACACCGATATGCGGTTAGACCCTACTGCTATGACGAAGTGGGTAGAAGGCGACCCACTAGAGCTAGGTAATCTATTTGCAGGTAAGCAGTCAATTCCTCAAAAGAAAGACTGGTATGATATTACGAGATTGCATAGAGAACAACTTAGCGGTAAGAAGTCTACGCAAACTAACCAAGGCGCCGTGAACTCAGGCGTAGATGAGATGGCAACGCCTCATAGCTTTATGCCAAGTGCTTACCAACAATGGAAACTGCAGACTTATCTACACGGTAGAATGGGCGGCGTAATACCTAAAGGCTGGCCGGCAGCTACTGGCTACATGAATATGAACCACACAGGGCCAGCTTCTATCTACCCAATAAACCACGGGCTAGAACAGTCAGCCGATACAAGTGGGCGGGTATATAGAGGTGGAAAGAAGCTGACCAACAAAGTCAGCTCTTTGTACGAGGAGTTAATGAAGTAGTTACTTTTCTTTATATAACTTAGTCATTTGCTTTTCCTAGTTCTTCTTGGGTGAGGACGATAAAGCCTAAAGGCAAGACCGCAAGTTAGATGAGCTTTAATAACGAGTCTTGCGTTGGCGAGAGCTCCAAGTTTGTCGTCTCTATAAAGCATGTAGTTTTTAAAAATTTCTAAAAGCTCATGCTTATAAGGCTCTACATAAACTACTTTAGTCATCAGTTTCGTCCTTTATTTTAAAGCTGTTGAGAACCCCGTATAGCACAGAGCTTTCATCTATCAGGCCTATTGCAACGCAGAGAGGCCACAATAGAGAGGCAAAAGCCATTTGAACATAGCGTAATACAGTCATTTGGTTTACAGGCCACCGGTTTTTACGTCTAATAGCCGTATCAAGCTTTGCGAGTTTTAACCACACAAACCAGTGCACTATGCAAGTCATTAAATACCAAATCATAAGTCTACTCCATATTCTACTATTTGAGAGTCGTTAAAAATGTGAAGCATACCGGGCATTAGGTCGAACTCGAAGACGTAGCGCTTAGCACCAGCTAAAGTTTCAAACTCAGAAACAACATAGCCTTCTGCTTGGTAGCTTCCACCGACTTTCTTTGCACGCCAAGGTACGAAGCCAGGAACTTCGGACCACTTTTGCACGTGCAAATCTAAGTCAGTGACCTTAAAGCCATGATGCTCTGAGATAGAGTTCTTGCTCGCCTCATGGTACCAAATAGAAGGCCTAGAGCTTGCTTGAAGTAATTTATTCGCGCAGTTACCGCAAGGCAAGCAGGTAGTAATAATGTGTTTGATAGACGACTCCTCCATGCAGTTGTCAAGCGCATTAATCTCAGCGTGCGTGCAGCTACAGTTTTCTCCTGTGCAATGGTCAACGCCGTGTGGCATGCCATTGTATCCGGAGCCTATAATGTGATAGTCTTTGTCTAGCAAGATACAAGCGACTTTGCGCTTAGGACAAGTTGCTAGCTCTGCCATGGCTAAAGCCATCTTCATAAACACTGCGATTTTATCCGGGCGGTTCATACTCTATTTCCTTTTAAAGAATTTTCTGTAGCGGTTAAGATTTGAAGATTCCAAGAACAATGGAGCCCAGAAACGTTTACGCCATTTAACGGCACGATATGGTCGACATTGTAAGGTACGCCGGTTAGCTTTGTTAGCATGGCCGACTTAACATATATCATGACTCTAGCTTCTCTATCGTCAGGGAAAGTTTTGTGAACATCCTGAACTCGCTCTGCAGCTACGCCGGGATTTGTAGCGTGCCAAGCTCTGCTTGACGCTTGAGCAGACGCCTTGCCTTCAAGAGTAGCATAGCGTAATGACATAGCCGCTTTGTGCCTGGTGTTATAGGCGGCAAGTCCTTTGGCAGTAGAACATCGCTTAGCACTACTGGCTCTGCTAGCAGCGTTATGCTTTGCTCGTCCTTCTGTAGAAGCTCTGTTTTTCTGGTTTACTTCGCTTTTACACTGTTTACAGGCTGGGGCTAAGCCATCTTTGCTACTTGTAAGCTTGCCAAAAGCGTCTAATGGTTTTTCTTCTTTGCAGCGAGTGCATGTTTTATTGAAAGTCATAAGAGTCACCTTATTAGTCAGTGGTGGGAGGAGGTGCCTCAGTAGGAGACTAGTCTATGCTTCGGCCGCTAAGCCTAGAGGCACCTCTTTCAAAAGGTTATTTTAAGTCTACGAGTAACGATTTAGTAATGTTAAACACGTTGACATAATACTGAGCAGATGTAGCAGTCATGCCAGCCGCGATACCGGCTTCAACAATTTCTTTGCGGCTAGTTGGTTGACCTGCAGCGTAAGCTTCTTTGAACCAGGTAACAAGCTTGTCGACTTTTGACTCGCCAGTAGTTGCAGTGGCGCCGAACTCTTTACGTAAACGTGCAAAGATAGCTAATACTTTTTTGTCAGTATGTGCCAACGCTTCGCCAGGAGCGCATACTACGTCTGCAATTCTTTTTAAAGCCCCATCTTTGTCAGCGTCAAGCTCTTCGAGTGAAGAACCTTCAAACGCAGTCTTAACAGCCGGCCAGTTAGAAGGCGTACGGCCTTTTGATTCTGCTACTGCCAAAGTAACGTTTAGCTCAGAGGCCCAGGCAGCAAGGTACTTTTTAGCGGTTGCAACAGGGATACCAAGGTCTTCGCCCAAAGTTAAAGCTTCAGCAACGAAGTCGGCGTTTGCAAGGTCAAAGCCTTCTGAAGCTTCAACGGCATCTTCGAACTCAGCTTTGCGTTGGGCTGGCGTTTTTTCTAAGCCTAAAGCAATTTTCGCTTTACGCACTTCGGCGATAGCGTCTTTAACAGTTAGCTTGAACTCAGTAGTGTTATAGACTGCAAGAACAATTTCGTCTTCAGAAGCATCAGCATGCTCTGTTACAATTGCCTGTACGATGTCTTGCAGTTTTGGTGTAGCGTCTTGTTGGTCAGTCATGGGATAATCCTCTTGTTTAAAAATTAAGTTGTGATACTTTTAAAGTATAAGTAATTATATCACAGTAAAGTTTAGATGTACACATCTATTTTGTTAAATCAAAATAAAGAACGGCCAAGCCGTTCCATATAACATGAGCCATGTGAGGCAAACCGGATTCAGGGTCATTAGCCTCCCCTCCGGAATAAAGTATTAAATGTCTACAGAGAGCGTCAAAGTAGCGTTCTCGAGCATTTGGAACACTCACCCAGCTACCTACTACATACTTTTCACATCCAAAAGTAGTAACCTTGGCCACCTCCAGTAGCGGCTTTGCAAAGTCTTTTAGTAACTGCCCGGCTTTTACTTTGCCCGTGTCGTGTTTTTGCATGGCGCTACCTGCAAAGTATTGAAAGGGTGAAACTTACGTTTAGCATCTAAGTAGGCTTCATGAGCCTCTTCAGGTGTGTCAGTCGCAGTTAGTATATCAGACATTGAGATACTCCCGGATAGCTAGCTCAGGGGCTACGAAGTCTGCGGGCTTAACTGCATCTAAAGCCCCTTCAACGTGGCGCTTAGCAACTTTGCCTAAGCCTTTAGTCATATTAGCTTCATGCACCAAGCCGAAGACGTGTTCGACTTGGTTAGTGCGTAGCCCCATTTTATGCAAGCCGCCTAGTGCAAAGTAAATCAAGTCTATTATAGCGTCTACTTGGCCGGTAACTGTTGCATCTTCCCACGCAGTTTTAAGTTCTACTAGCTCTTCGTCGAGTTGTTTCATTAACAAAGTAAAGTCGGCGTAAGAAAGCTCTCCAATTTGTTTAGGCAGGTCAATGCCTAGTATCTTCAGGTTAAACTCGGCTACTTGTTCAGGTAAAGATTTCATCTGTATTTAATCTCCATTCGATTTCAAAATGCTCGATATTGAATTTGCACATGCAAAACTCAATTATGTCTTTTAACATCCGCTTAACGTACTCGTCTGTTAAGCCTTCCTCCTTTACGTAGAGATACGTATCAATGACAGCGTTATTATTAAGATAGCTATCATACTTTGGCGCTAACCTCGGAGTAAACATATCGCGCGGCTCAAATGCTTTTTCACAAGGCCCAGTAGCTTTAATGTCCTGCGTAATGTAGTGCAGTAAAGCTACTGAGTAAGTTAAATCGTAATCTGTAGCCATTACTCCATCTTTAGTGACAACTTGCGTATGGCCGTTGTCACCAACGTAGCTAAAGATTATCTTTGCCATGTTACCAGTTGTCTACAGCTGAGTCAATATCAGAAGAAGTAACTGGCGTAGCTTTATGTGACTCTGCAGCAGCGGGCGTATAAGCCACTTCTGGAAGAGTTTCAGCCACTTCTGCAATGGCCTCATCTACGTCTGGGGCTGCAAGAGCTGCTTGGCTAAGCTCTTTCCACGGACGCTCTTCAGCGATAGGCAAGAGCATCATCATAGGCTCTTCTTCTAAAAAGCCTACGTTTTCAAAGCATAGCTTAGGCACGGAGCTTTCCTCGTCAAACGTAAACTTAGTAATAACGAAACAAGGTGACGTGATGCCTACTGCTCGCAACGTTTTACCGTAGTCACTAAAATTCTTGAAAGTGTTAACTGTTACAGTTAACATATAAACCGTAGGGTTTTCTTTCATAGCGTCTTCTGCTAAGACTACAAACAAGCGCTTGCTTTCTTTACAAGCTTTGGCTTTCTTTCCGTTCAGGCTTACAGCTGAGCCCCAGTGATTTTTGGGGCAAGTTGCGCAGACGCTGTGTACAGGGTTTGCAATATATGCATCAGGCACAACGCCGTTTGTAGAGGAGCAATCTGGCGCGTCATTCGAACCGTCAGTGTAGCCAGAAGCATAGAATGTTTTTGAAAGGGCTATGCCCTCTGGCGAGATGCCTAGGATGATTGCATAAATTTCATCGCCAAGCTTGTTTTCATCGCCATCAACCTTGGCAGTAAACCGCGACTTTTTAGTTGTAATACGGGGGACCGATACTGCCATCGGTTCGATTTTTGCTACGTTAGCTTTTGCCATCAGAAGAAGAACATGTGCTGGGATTGTACGCATTTTAGTATTCCTATAAAGTGTTAAATAAATGTAAATCACGTTTTGCTGTTAAGTAAGCTTGATGAGCTTCTTCAGCGGTTTTAAAAGTGCCTAAGCGCTGAATCTTACCAGCATGGGTAATTTGAGCTCTGAATTTAAGTCCTCTGGTGTAAACTCCTAGTACCTCTGTAGACTTGTTAGACCGTCGAGCTCTTTTTATATTTTCAGAGTTTTCTTTGTTAGTTGCCTCTCTTAAGTTAGTAAATCTGTTGTCAGCACGTGCGCCATTAATGTGGTCAATTTGATTTTCAGGCCAAAAACCTGTCATGTATAGCCAAGCTGCTCGATGTACTGTAGAGTGGCCATAGCCTAACGTATAGTCTAAGTAGCCTGTAGTCTTATTTAGACAGCCTACAGCCCTTAGTTTATTAAGTGAGAGCTTTTTGTACAAAATGCCTGTGTCCGGGTCATAAAAGTGGCTCTCTTTTAACTGCGCCTGGGTTATAATGACGGCTTCCTGAAAGACATTACTTGTTCAACGGTATAGTCCACGCCTAGAGTTTCTAGGGGGACACCTTCTTCAATCAGCTCGACGGCATGCGCTTTGCCTACGTGGTTAGTGATAAGTCCATAGTCGCCTGTCTCTAGCGCAAAGCGCATAAAAGCTTCGCGGTCTTTCATAGTGACGTATGACTTTGTGGTTTTGAACACAGTACCTGCAGCAGTCTTAAAAGACTCAACACCTGTACTATTAGAGATTTCAAGCATCTCTCTTTCTAACTCTTCAAGCTCAGGTTTAACTTGAGTCTCAAGAGCTTTTAACTCACGAGCTTTGTCAGCAACTCGGTTGCGTAGCACGATGTAACGTTCTACTAAGTCATTGATGTTGCGTACTTGCACGGCGGCAAGTCTATCTGTTAAAGCTTTTGGCATTTCAGTATCCTCTTGTGGTTAGCGACGTTCCGTCTGGACCGCCTTGTTGTTTCATTAATGTTGAGATATTATAACATTAATATTGTTAGATGTAAACATCTTTTTGTTTTTCGTACATATGTAGGAGCTCTTGACTGTCGAGCTCTTTTTGCTCCAATACTTTGTATAGTCGTTTCTCAATTGGTGACGAGTAAAAATTAATCACTAGCTGAGGTTTTATTTGGCCACTGCGGCGTATTCTAGCAATAGCTTGTCTATAAAATCCGTTGCCTAGTACTGGGCCGAAGAATATTACAGTGTTAACATACTGCAGGTTCAAACCATGGGACGTAGTACGAGGCTGCGCTATCAAGATGTTAAACTTGCCTGCTTCAAAGTCTGCTAGTATCTCAGACCTCGCATTTAAGCTAACGTCGCCATATATAAGCCTACTATCTTCAAGTTCTTTGTGAAGCATCTTGGCCACTTCAACAAACTGCACGAAGACAATGACCTGTCCAACTTGTTTTTGCACATGCAAAATTTCTTCAATCTTACCTTTTAACGGCAGGACTATTGCATGGCCCTCAGAATCATAAACACACCCTGACGCTATCTGTAATAGCTTTGTCATTTTAACACCAGCCGTAACAGCTGTTATCAAGCCGTCTTTGTACTCAGCTACCTGGTGGTCAAACATCTCTTTGTAAACACGAGCTTGTTCTGCAGCCATCTCAAACTCTACATACTCCGTAACTATCGGAGGCATGTCTACACAGTCCTCAAGCTTATAACGTATAGCCGGTTGTAACGTTACATGGACAATCTTACTGGCCATCTCGTTAGGCACCCATGTAAACCCGTTAAGCTGGTACATGGTAGCTTGTTGCCATTTAGTTATGTATGGCGTAAACAGCTTCTCTTCATTAAAAACTTTAGCAAGCCCGAACGCATCCATAGGACTATTTGACATTGGTGTGCCGGTTAGAGGATACACGGCTTTTGTATCATCACATAAAACTTTCATGGCTGACGTTTTTGTGTGTGTTATCTTTTTAGTAGCTTTATCTTTTTTGGCAGGTTTGTAGTGCTTAAAGCCGTCTGCTTCGTCTACGATAATAACATCAAAGCCCTTGGCGCGAAGCTCTTTTAAATACCACTTTACACCGTCATGGTTGATAATATAAAACTCTGCAGGTCGGTCTAGTGCTTTTATACGTCGGTCCCTAGAACCATGCACAATGCTGTACGTACGGTTAGGTAAAATCTTTACTATCTCCGCAGCCCATACAGACTTCATTAAACTGATTGGGCACACTATTAAAACCTTGTTAATCTTCTTAGCCTCTAACAACATGTCAACTGCCCATAAGCTAGACGCCGTTTTCCCAGTACCCATATCAGAGAAGTTATAAGCCCGCTTGTTTCTAAGCATGAAGTCTATAACTTGTAACTGGTGAGCTCTGGGAGTCATTCCAAAGAATTGATATGCCATGATGCTGCATACTCCTTTACAAAACGCTGTATTTCTACAGACGTTAATTTGTGATATTTTCGTAGGTATTTACCTAGTCGAATAAACCCTTGACGTCCTTTTCTAACGTATGTTACGTACACTACTGGACGAAGCCCTTTGTAGGCTTTAAACCTGCCAGGTTGAACTACGTCTATGTGACTCGGTACGTTAGAAAGAACCTGCTTAAGCTCTGAAGAGAACGTATAGCTCATAAGTCTACCCCCATGTGCTCACAATCAAAGTCTTCCTCATCTTCAGGCCAGGAATCATCTGGGCCTTCCTCTTCATCATCTTCGTCTTCAGGCGGCGTAAACCAGCTATTTGGTAAGTTCATTGTAAGCCTCCCGAAGAGCTTTCAACTCTGCTTTTTCTTTTTTAGACAACGGTCTATGCTTTTTAGTTAGCACTAACTGTTCGTAACGTGTCCGCATTACAATCCTCCAAGGCGTTCAATAATATAAGGCAAGTCCTCAATACCGTAGCACACAAGGCCTAGGCCCTTAGCACTATCTATTGCGGTTAAGTCTAAAGCTTGTAACTTAGACAACTCACCTTGGTTTGTTTTAATCTCAATAGCAAAGAACATACCATTAAGGCACCCTATCAAATCAGGAATGCCTCCATGGGAATAAGCTCCTTGTGTTATCTTACGTAGATAGACACAAGGGAACTTTGCTCTTATGCCAGCTATCACTTGAGCTTGCACTTGAGACTCTTTCATACTACTTCAAAGGGCAAGTAGTTGATAGACAGAAGTGGCAGTATTTGTTCTTTTTAGTAGCAAACTCCACCTCCTCGTTAATTAAAGCGTACTCAAGGTCCCAAGCAGCTTTGTTCGCAGCATGCGTCTCTCGTACAAACAAATACTTGTTAGTCTGCTTATGCTCTAAGAAAAGCAAGGCGGATGTTATAGTATTAACCTCTGGGTATAACTCAAATACAAACGCAGCACTTAGATGCAACTGACCTCGCGCCTCGGTGTAAGGGCTTGCTTTGCCTGTCTTGTAGTCAACTATTAAAGCTTCTGAGCCATTGACGTGAAGCAAGTCAATAATAGCGCGGTACTTTATATCTTTGCTAAACCAATCTATTTTGGCCCAATCGGGCGTCACAGCTAACTGCAACTCAGGAAAAACTTCGCCTGGCATTGACATAATTCTGTCTACTATCGGCAGACCCGCTTTTGCTATAACGCCAAGAGGTTTATCAATGCCTTTCTTTTTAGCTTTGACGTACTCTTCTAGCTGTTTATGAACTTCTTTGCCTTTAGTAAATGCTGGATTGTTACTGTCGTCCGGATAAGCTTTAGTAATGTACTGCTCTTTGAATTTAAAGGGGCATTGCCGAAAGTCGCTAACTCTGGACCAACTTAGTGCTATGCTCATGACAGTATCACCTCTAGTGCAACTAACAAAGTTTCATCGTCACCGGCTATTGCTACTAACGCTCTCTCAACGGCCACGTTATCCAACGGCTTATTGATAAAGATTCCGAATAGAGCAAGTGCTTCCATCTTGTTTGGGCGGGGCTCTACTAAAGTGCCAGCTATGGGCTTAGTGCCTTGCGCGTAGACCGGAGGAGAGAAGTCTTCCCCTTCATCAAAATCATCGGACCCGTCGTTAGCCGCTAAGTTATCGTCTACTTTTGTAGCCTTAGCCTTAGCCTTAGGCTCTAGTTTAGCTGGTGGACGTTCTGGTGGGTTATCTTTTACCCATTTGGTCATCGCAGCAACGACTTCTTTGCCTGTCATGCCTTGAGCCTGGTACTCTTGAGCCTTGCGGCTAATATCAAAGAAGTCAGGACTTTCGCCAAACTTGTTTACAAACTGCTTAACTATACCGCCGCTTGCTTTAAGTTCTTTAATACCTTCTACAGTGAGTGAAGGCTTAATTTGGCCGTTGGCAACTAAGGCTTGCCAGTCTTCTTCGTTAAAAGCTGCAAGCTCGTACAAAGAACGTGGACTTGCAGGAATCAAGTTCACAGCACTTTCAAATCGCGGCAGGCTGTCGTTAATTTTAGACCAGTAGGAAAGATGGCTCAGACTAAACCCGAACCAAGCTATCATGTCATTCTTAAACGTAACATCGTCTACAACTGCACGGTAGGCTGCTATACGCTTAGCTGTATCTAAGGTAGCATCCACTGTTTTCTTCAAGCCTGTGGAGATATACCCTCTCCACATATCTGGAGTTTTTCCGCCTACTTTTACAACAGCTGTTTTTTCTTCTATTTCTTTCATCTCAGTATCCTGTTAAAATTAAGTATAATGCAAGTAACCCTACAAACGTCACAAGGCTACCTCCTTCGTTGTTCCACCAATAGTGGAGTCTTGTTTTGAACCGTCTAAGCCGTTCACGCTTTTCTACGTTAGTCATAGTGGTTTCAAATCAGCAAAATTAGGACCAATAGCAAAGTCCAATGGAAAAGACACACTGAAACCGTGTCCATAGTATTTACTGTAGTCGATATTGTTAACATAGCTTGTTACCTCCTCAGGGTTCATGCTATCTGGTATCAACCAGCTTACTGAGTCATGCACTGTAAGCTGGAAAATAAGTTGTGGAAACTGCTTGCCTACTAAAGCTATTACAAGCTCTAATAAATCTGCGCCGCTACCTTGTATAGGCGTATTAATAGCCGAGCTTTCACCTGACCAGTCCATCTTGGTTATGCCATATCTTCGGCCACTTAACGTTGATGCAAACCCATTTGCATGTGCAAACCTGATGGCAAATTTCCAATACTCTGGTATGCCTTTGAAAGTCTTTTTATAGCTTCCAAGGTAGTGGTCTGCCTCTCTTTTAGTTATCACCTTATCATACTGCTCGAAAGCTTTAACTACAAACGTATTAGAGCCTATACGATACTGACTAGATAAGTTAATCATCTTTCCGCCGTCACGAATGTTCTTAATAGCCTCGTCAATATCTTTCTTTGCAACAATCGTGTCGTACGGCGTACCAAAGACACCTTCTGCCATGATAGCATGAAGGTCTTTGTTCTGGTTTAAAGCCTCTAACATGACAGGGTCTTGGCTATACTCGGCAATCAACCTAATTTCTTGGGAAGCAAAGTCACCATATAGAATACGATAGCCTTTCGGTGCTATCATCACCTTTTTTATCTCTTTGAATTTACGAGGCAACTGATGAAACGCGATAGCCACTGAAAACTTCTTAGCAAGCTTGCTAGAGTAAGTAGCACGCCCAGTATAAGAATTAAAAAGCTTAATCCGAGGACGTAGCACAGGCTCACCAAGGTACTTAATACACTCTTGGAAGGAGGTGATGTACTTATTACGTACAGTAATAAGAGACTTAATTGTCGCAAGTTTTGCAAGGCGGGAGTCCTCTTGGTTTTTGAAAATTAACATTTTAATGTCGCCCGCTCTTGTTGACGCTTTGCCTGTTGCAGTTTTACTGATAGGTTCATAGTCCCATTGGTCAAATAACAATTGACCTAGTTTAGCCGGAGATGATATAGTCGTTTCTAACACACCGAGCTCTTGGCATAACGTGTTAATTTTAACCTGGTACTGCAAGCGTAGTAAGTCAATAGCATACTCGTCTAACCGGATGCCTTGCATAGTAGCTTCAGCTAATGGTAACAAACAGGCTTGTTCTATTATAAAGCCATTATATTGCTCAGCTGGTAACTTAGCTAGCAATACTTCTACGAGCTTCAAAGTAACCCGACAGTCTTCAAGAACACGCGCTGCCCAGTAAGCTGGGTCGTTAGTGGCTTTGTCTTTCATATCGATGAAAGTTTGCTCGTCAGGCAAGTGACGTTCGACACAAGCTTTTAAGGCATAGGAATTATGCTCATTAGCCTGGCTGTTCTCTACCCATTTAGCAAGTAAGGCGGAGTCACGCCATTTAATTGGCATTAACAAGTCTTTATTGCAAACTGACAAGCAACAGCTAATATCGAACCCTGCGTTATGTGCGAATACAACTTTGCCATTTAAAAACGCAAGCTCTGTAAGCAGGTCGTTTTTATAGTTGCTGTCTTTGTGGCTGATAACTTTATGGTAGCCGTTAGAACCGACAACGCAGAACCACGTTGTGTGGAACTCTTCGCGGTAAGGCTCAAGACCGTAAGCGTGCGGCTGAGATTTTAGAGTAGGGTCGTAAGGACCTGTCTCAAAGTCGATAACGTAGGTAGTCATTTCATTCTCCAGTTAAGAATTGTCAGTAGGGAAGAAGTAGAAGCCTTACTGAAGGGCTTGTCGGCTGCCACCTATCTACTTCTAAAAAAGGGTTTTGCGACAACGCTCTGATTGGTATCGTTCGTTGCTAAGCTACCGAGCGCCAGGCAGGATACTAAGTTACCTGGTAAATGTCACAAAACATAAGCTATTATAATACAAAATTAATTAGATGTAAACACCTTTTTAACTTCTAATTTTAGTTTGCACGCGCAAAACGCAACCAATCCACGCGCCATCGTAGAACTCACAATCATAGTCTTTAAAGATGTTAATTATCTGGCGCTCTTCGTCTTTAGAAAGCTTAGTACCGTTGTACCCTGTAGACTGGGTACAAAGTGCCCAGTACAACGCATTCGCTATTTCATTAGTACAAGGTATTAGCTTGTCTTGCACTAAGAAGTGGCACTTACGAGCTATGAACAAAGAGCCTGCTACTTGCTGGCCCTTAGTCTTTGCATACAGTCTAGCGGGGACTTCCATTAGTTGTCTCCTAAGGAAAGAAGTTGTCTTTAATTATTTTACCATTGCAACCATGGTATCTCTCATGGTTACGAATTGAGAACACCGTTACCATAGTATCAGAAGAAAGCCTTGATACCCGAGCTTTTTCAGAGCTGATGTTATCTTTGTCATACTCGATAAGCGGAAGGCCTTGTACTCTATTAGTTCCAGGACCGCACTTACGTACTTGCTTACCTTCTTTGCAAAGCTTGTTAGCTAGCTGGAGCGCTGTAGTTTTGTTGCCATTGCACACAGTTAGCTCTAATGCCAGGGTGAGTGACGCCTTAGTCTGTATGTCAGAATAGAACAACCCTTGGCCGCATTCAATAGCTTCTATCAAGTCACTATGTAAGTCACCTCGAGATTTAACTAACGCGGCACCATGGTCCGGCATTATAGGCGGCTTGAGCTCGGTTATTGCCTTTGACACTTTATAGTCTAGCAAGAACCGTTTAAGCTTACGATAAAAGATACAGCCGCCAACGTTATCATCATCAAGTCTATTACGAAGCGCTTGGTAGGTCTCTACAGGAAGCGGCATGCCTGTTATTAAGATAGGCGCAAACCGTGCATGGTTCTCTGACATCTCAAAGCTATCAACTATATTGCTATGAATTTCTGGAATTTTGTAGATAGGTGCCTCGTCGGGAGTATTCTGGTACAGGCGGCGTGCAGCGCCGTACTTAGCTGACATAAACTCTTTAAGTATTTCAACTGTTTCCAAACCCCTAGCGCCAGTCTGTAAGCCACCCGGCTCATTAAGTATAACAAATAACTTCTCATGATTATATTCCTGCCTGTCGTTTACTAAGCCTGACTTGCCAATAGTGCAACAATACTTGCGGCCTAGTAGCATGCTATAAATTTGTGCAGTTAAGTCTTTACCAACCTGTTGGTGCGTACTGATAAGCACGAAGCCCCAGGCTGGTGTCCATAACGGGTTCTGAATCTTTGCAGCGCGTTGACTGAGGTATAGGTCAAGCACTTCGTTGTCATGGTTACAAAGAAGCTCTACAACCTGGCGGAACTCGCCAAGCTCTTTGTCGTCCCAGCTTACTGGGTCGTGCCACGGCGCTATCTTAACAGGTCGATAAGTATTAAGATATTTGACACCGTTAGTTTCAAAGATTTCCTCAGGCGACGGCTTAAACCGAAGTGCTTCAACATCTATGCGCAAAGGACTCTCTAGCCATAAGCGCAGTTGCTTCATCACTATCATCTTGTCATTAGACGGTACGGCCAGCGTAGCAGGATACTGCTCTAGCATCTGCCCATAAGGCTTTGCATTGCCGTGCATTCTATCATACACTGTAGAGTCTGTTCGAATGTAGATAAAGCGTTGCGCCAAGTAGTCCATGACATCAAGAGACTCTTTGGCATTCTTTTGCCTGTCACGAAGCACTTTAGCCATCAACACATCTAAGGTAATGTCGTCACCTGGTACGGCCTCAAACTTAAGCTTGCTGAACTTGTCAGCAATAACATCGTCCTCTAAGTAATGCCACTTACCTGCAAAAGCAAGCAAAGCTTGGTCTCGCTTCCCATAAGGTACGCCGGCACCTTGTGCCATAGCTAAGTAGTTGTCAAAGTCGCTAGTAATGATTGCCATATCGTCGAGACTAGGCAAGTTCATAGAAGTATGACTGCCTTTTCTAGGAAGCTCTATTACGAGCTTTATAGGCTTTGATTCGTTGACAATCTTATAAGCAGGCCCGTTGTAAGTCTCTATGCAGTTAGGGCCTACAACATAGCCCCCAGTACCACGGATGTCCACGCCAGGTATGAAGCCTGTCATTGTTTTTACTTCGTAGTCAGGTGCTTCATAATAAAGATGGTAACCGCCTGACTTACTTTTAACTCTGAAGGTGCCTATGTCTAAGCCCATCGCAGATAGCTCTTTTATAGCTTGCTCAGGGTCTTGGCCTTCTTTGTTGTCTACGTCTATTATAATGTACTTGCCACCACGCACCGCGAACCACGCAATGTCACGCTCGTACTTCATTTTAGTTTCAGGATTATAGTCAACGTACGGCTCATCCCAATCGATTTGGGAATAGTCACGCTTTGACCACTCATGACTAGGAAAAAGCCCTTTCTTTGTTTTAAATAACGGCATTACGTCGTGCGACGCACCCGGTAGCTTCGCTAGGAAAGCGTCAATTAGTTTTTGCATATAACCTCCAAAGATTCACACCCGGCCGAATGTGAATCTCTATTATACTACAGTTGAATGGGTTTGTACACGCTTTAGCTTGTTGGACCGTAGGGCTTATAAGCTTATGTACTTGCGGCTCGAAGAGTCGGACGTACGAGTTTAATTTAAAGCTCGAAGGGCCATGCACACAGCTTTTACTACTTCTACATAAACAAATTTATCTTCACGTTGAGCCTTGTCTACAAATTCGACATCACTTCCCGTAAAGCAACCTGCTTCGAGCTTAAACCCATCAACATGCTGAATTAGCTTTACCTGTCGGCCTGAGCCGTCTACATTAGCTAGCAATAACCATCGCACCACTTTAACGCCTAACCAAGTACAACCGTTGCCAAGAGTACAATGGTTGCCGATAGTACAATGGATGCCGATAGTACAACCGTTGCCAAGAGTACAATAGTTGCCGATAGTACAACCGTTGCCGATAGGACAATAGTTGCCGATAGTACAACCGTTGCCAAGAGTACAACCGTTGCCAAGAGTACAATGGTCGCCGATAGTACAACAGTTGCCGATAGTACAATGGATGCCGATAGTACAATAGTTGCCGATAGTACAATAGTTGCCGATAGTACAGCTGTTGCCAAGAGTACAGCAGTCACCAAGAGTACAGCAGTCGCCGATAGTACAACAGTTGCCGATAGTACAATGGATGCCGAGCTTGCTGTAAGCTGGTATAGCTGTGTTACGTGCTATTTTTGTTTTTGCAGGAACAACAAACCCGCCTTTTTTATTTAAAGGAAACATTTAAACCACCATAGGTACTTTGATGTTAGAAGAAGGCTCATAGCCTGTTAGCTGAATGTCTTCAGGCTGAAGGTAGCTTGCTATAGTATCTAACGGAGCTTTACCTAGCACGCTCTCTGCTACATAAGGTCTTATCCAAAGACTAGGTAGCTTAGTAGTAGGTTGGCTAAGATACTGGTCGACATAGGACATAGGACCTTGCCAACTTATTACTGGCTCTAAGTGTTGCCCATAGATGTGACAGTCGGACATTATTAACGTCACAGTGCCAGGCTCCATGTTAACCATTAGAGCTAGCAGGTGAGTTAACAACGCATAGCTTGCCATGTCACAAGGGACTCCGAGTACCATGTCAGCAGAGCGCATGAACACGGTGGTGTGGAGCTTATAGTTGCCAGGCATAAACTTTGTCTCATCGGCTTCGTGAATTGTTTCAGGCGTTAACATCTCAGTATGACACTGGAAAGCAAAGTGACATGGCGGTAGGCACATATCTTCTAATTCGTCGGGGTGCCACGCAGTTACCAGGTGCCGACGTGATGTTGGGTCGGCCTTCAGTCCGTCTATAAGCCGTTGTAGCTGGTTAACTGGCAGTCGTTGGGCGTAGCGGTCTGATGCTGAGAACTGTCTCCACTGTACGCCGTAGATAGGCCCTAGGTCACCTTTTTTTACGATACCACGGCGCCACGCGTCTTCTTGGTTAGCTGTCCAGAAGTTGCAACCAAGCTTTACAAAATCTTCTAGCTTACTTGTACCTTTGATGAAGGCTAGTAGCTCGCCCTTGATACCAGCCCAAGGTAGGCGTCTACCAGTTAACATTGGGAAGCCTTCTTGGAGGTCGGCGGTAAGAACCTGGTTTAGTAGGCGCATTGTGTAGCCGTTACGCACTACGGTCTTTGCACCATGGTTTTGCACGTGCAAAAGTAATTGTCTGTAATTATTTTCGTACATCTTTGTATCCTCTTTCTATTGCAATGTCGGTCGAGACCAACACAGCCTGATTGGCTTGGTACTAAGCGCCAAGCCCTACGCTGTTTTGACGACTAAAGTAAAAACTCTAGTACTTCAATTAAACTTTCCTCGTCTCCTTGCTCATACATATAGATAAGGTCTTCAAAAGCTAAAATTTCTTGGTCATTTAAAAGACTGCTATCGTAGCCCAGTGAGTGAAGAAGTTTTCTGAAGTTCCCAATAATGTTAGTAAGCCCAGAATACTGCTTAATTGCAGGTCTTACTAAACCAAATTTTTTATTAGTTAAATTTATAGAGCTTAATATCTTCATAGCGTCCTCTTTCTATTGGCTTGGTACTAAGCGCCAAGCCCTACGCTGTTTTAGAACCATTTAATCCTGGCTACCAAACAATTTCAATAACTTCACACCAAAATTTTACATCTTCAAACGAGTTATAATAAAGTTTTCCTTCAACATTTTTCTGACTATCATAAACAAATATGTCATCTGCCCAATCTCCATTTATATTTCTAGTATCAATTACAATTCTATGCGTTCCACCAATAGTATTCAAACTAGGAACTGTAACTATATAAACTCTGTTATAAAAAATAGACGTGTCAACATATCGTATGAAAGAAATATTTAACTTTTCTAAAATTTTTATTTCAATATTCAAAGGTATGCCTATACCATCAAATTCAGGATACGCATTTCTTACTTCTTGATAATCATATCCTGTAGCACAGGCTATAGCTGCTAAAACGCACTCATTCTCAAATTGAGTTATTTGTTGCAACCATTTCATCTCTTCATTCCTATAATAGCCCCTCTCAACCTATCACCATAAAAAGATGCAAGGCTTAGGGTAAGTTTACCAATCAATTTAAACCCATGACTTCTCCTGTTTCCTAAGCGCTTCGTACGATGGCTGTTTTAGACCCATCTTTATACATAGCAAAAGGCATGCTTACAACGGTAGCATACCGTGCTTTGATTATTTGGCCGTGTGCTTCGTTGAACATTTGAAAAGCTACAGCCTCATACGCAGGTACATAGCCGTTAGCTTTTCTATAAGCTTTTAAACTTTGCACCATACTATTATAAGCCTCATAGGCTTCGGTCTTTTCTACTACGCTACCTGCTAAAAACTCTGGCGTCATGACAAACTTAGGGCCGCTGCCCATTTTAACCAGCGTCTGCTTATTACTAGAGACACGGTTTACTATAGCTTTTTCTTTAGAAGCGCGTTTCGTTAAGCGCTTTGCTGCAGCTTTTTCTATTTTTGCGGTACGCTTTGCTTCAAGCGCTTCAAATATTCCTAAGAACTCTGCCTCTATAGCTTCAAGTGATTCCATGTTAATATCCTCTTAATTGTACAAGAGCGGCTTGGCGTTCTCTGCTAGCCAGTTTATTGCGTTCCAGACTTATTGCTTTACGGATGTCTTGGTCGCTAGCGTCTGGAAACTGTCTTATCAGTACATAGACAAGGCGCTTGGTACCAAGCGCCAAGTGCTCTGCTGCTGCTTTACGTAGTTCTTCCATTGGTTTCTCCTATGATTGAACGTACATTATAACACATTGATTATTGGATGTACAAACCTTTTTTATACATGACACTGTACTTTTTTGCACTAAACTTTTTGACTTTGTACTACACTTTTTAAAGAATCAAGGACTTAGGCCGTGTACTAATGTATTTAGTATTAAACGTATAAAGTTTTTTTCTACGTTTTTTGCGCCCTGCAAAGCCTGTACTAAAAAAGTCTACAATCCCACGACCAATACAATTTTTAACACGGGCTAAGCTCTTCTTTTTCTTACCTTTTATTATTATTGTTGTAGTGTAATAAATAGATAACTAAAGGTATGGTATGGCTATATATATATAGGCCATATATATATAACTCATGGAGATTGTAGCTACAATTGCAGCAATTACTGAATCAATGGCTTAGGGCGTGTAAATGAGCATACATTAAAATAAATAATACATACTTTGCACGCGCAAACAGGAAGTCAGTATTCTAAGTAGTTGGTGCGCCGTCCTTGGCGCTTTGTACTGTTATGGCATAGGAAGCTTGCACGCTGCATTATCCATGAATACAGTATAGCAGTATTCATATTCAGGGTAGTTCTTAAACTTTTTACGAAACGCACGGAAGACGTACAGCTCCCAACGCGTGCCCCGTTGCGCTACCTCATACAAGGCACTAGGGCTGTCTATCAAAGAATAAAACATAGTCCAAAGACCCTCGACGTCTGTTTCGTCAGGTATATGGCGAGGAATTTCAGAAGCTAAACATTTCTTGACAAAGTGGCTAGTTCATAAGACAAAGCAAATTTAATTTGGAATTTCATTTTAGTATCCTGGTTATAAGCAGATAGAATTATCTACTTAGAATATTGACTTTACACAGTACCTAGAACCA